ATGAAAAAAAATATTCACATATTGGGAGCCTCTGGTGTCGGAACTTCAACATTGGGTGCTGCATTATCAAAGCGTTTGCCTCATACGCATCTTGATACTGATAATTACTATTGGTTAGACAAATTCACTAAAAAAAGAGAAATTCCTGAAAGAAGAAAGTTGCTTGAAAAAGACTTAACAATCAATGAAAAATGGATTCTTTCTGGTGCAGTGTGTGGCTGGGGCGATAATCTAAAAAGTTATTTTGACCTTGTCGTCTTCTTATGGATTCCACAAGATATACGGCTTGAGAGACTAAGGCACAGGGAATTTCAGCGTTATGGAAACGAAGTGTTAGCCGGTGGCAGTAAATATGAACAATCAAAAACATTTTTAGAGTGGGCTTCTTTATATGATAATGCTGGAATGGAAGTTAGAAGTAGAGCTTTGCATGAACATTGGATGGCAGATTTATCTTGTCCAGTGTTAAAGATTGAAGACGACTGCTCAGTCAATGAAAGAGTTGACCGTGTCTTGGATTATCTGAGTTCTAATTAAACTAACGGATAGCAATAGCTGCATCAGAAAATAAATCCAAAAATCAAAGACAGTTCCAGTATGGCATTTAATGAGCTGTTTTTTTAATACCGCTATCAATTTGCCTACTATTTTTGGTAGCATCCCCACAACAGAGAAGAGATTGTTCTTCATAAGGAAGTTTTTGGATCAGTTGCAGGAAATGGAACCTCAACGATTAGATACATCCTAAAACCTGTCCAGCTAGTGCTTATGTTGGTTACCATTGAGTGAAAAGCACTTGCCGATCCTTTTTTGTTGGTGTAATCATTAGTGAATTATTACAATTGCAAATGATAGGGGCAAGGGAATAAATGGACTTCAAAGGAGTTTAATCATGAAAAATAATGATAAGAAGAAAGAGGTTCAAAGAAAATACAGAGAAGAGATTAAAAAAAAGAAACAAAAGAATGAAGATAATAAAAATTTTATTAAAGAAACAATTATTGTTGTTACGATAATTGTATTGTTTATTTTTTTCACATACACTTTGCAAGGTTTTTAACAAGAAGCCCTCTTTTCCCATTTCGATACTCTGCAATTTCCCTCACAATAAACGCTCAATTTTTTTACATGAGAATATAAAAGAAACATAAATGAAAATATAAATGAGAAAAACAACAAAAACCCTTGTCACGTAAGGGTTTGTAAAGGATTCAAAATCACTTTTTAAATGAGGGTATGAATGAAATATAAATGAGAATCTAAATCTTATTAGTAAACAGAATTAAACATAATAAACAGAAATAAATAATAATAAACTAACTGCGTTTATTTATCTGATTTCCGTCTTTCTTTTAATTGCTCCGTTATAATCTCCAAAGCAGCCTGTAAGATCTCATCTGTTACCTCACCGTCTTTTGCTGCAAGGAATGTTTCAGGATCGTTTAACACTTTTTTTGCTTCATCCTGAAATACTTTTTCATTGCTTTCTCCTTTAAGAAGATAATCCAAAGAAACATCAAGTATGTTTGAAATATTAATTAAGGTTTTATAGTCAGGCTCACGACTACCTAGTTCATAGGCGGTGTAGGCAGGCCGAGTAATTCCAAGTTTATCAGCCATATTTTGTTGGGTTAGTTTCTTTTGTTTTCTGCACTTTTTCAAGTTCTCGGAGAACATATTAATCACCTGACTTTTGTTTTTATTCTATATCTCATTGTAACGTAACAAAGGGTTACATATAAGTTTTGGTAACAAAACGATACTTTTTTTATGAAAATGTGTTGACAATGTAACGAATCGATACTATTATCTAAGTAACGAAACGTTACATTTTCTGATTAAGGGGGTGAAAAATGATGAGAAAATGGCTTAAGAAAAACCGCTTAGAAAAAGGGTTTACTCAAGAAGAAGTTGCCAAAGCTGCACAGATTGGTAGAGCATACTACACCATGATAGAAAATGGTACTAGGAAGCCTAGTGTTATTGTCTCAAAAAAAATAGGAGAGAAATTAGGCTTTGACTGGACTATTTTTTTTGAGGATGTATGTAACGAAACGAAACATAATTCTAAGGATTCAGCATGATTAGAATTCACAAAGGAGGCCTTTTAATTATGAAAGTCATCTTGAAAAAAGGACCACTGTTTGAACAGGCAGAGGCCAAAGCCTACAAATACCTCAGTGGCATACTTGTTCAGCGTATGAATGAACACCAAGAGAAGCTTGCGCAAAAAAATAAAAAGGAATCAGCCTAAGTCATTTATAAACAGCATGGTCTTTCAACTTCAATTTTAAAACTAAAAACCTAATATAACAGGAGGCAAACATATGGAGAACAACCCATACAACATGCGGAATTTACCGCAGATTATGCGTAGTGCCCGTAAGGCTGCAGGTCTTTCCCAATACCAAATCGGAAAGTTAATCGGAGGTAAGGATCAAAGGTATGTTTCAGATGTTGAAAATGGACTTGCCAAGCTTACTCCAGAGTTATGTATCAAGTGGTTTGAGAAGTGCGATGCCTATGAACATATTGATCTTGTTCATTACTTATTTAAACTTCATCCCACAGCCGCTGCTCCTATTGATCCGGCACTCAATGAATGTGCAAGTAATGCGGTGATTAATATGGTTCACCAATTGGAGGAAGCATTACAAGCAACCAAACATTTAGCCCGTTGGCTTACTGATAATAGACCAGGTAAAACTGAAGAGCTGCCGATGGCTGATATTAAGCAGATTTTTGATTTGATTGCGGCTAACAAAACATTGATTTATTCACTTGTTCGTACTCACGGGTTGAAAATGCAGGAGCTTGCAGATAGGTGGACGCGGAAAGCTCTAGTTGATCAAGTTGCTATGGCAAAACAAGAAGGAAGGCAGGCGGTTTCAGTATGAATACTAATCATTTCTTGAAGTCAGATGTTCCTATCGCAAAAAGAAAAATCGAATCAGCAGAAGAGCTATCAATCATGCTGTCAGAGGCTTTACGTGATGGTGATTATGAAGAAGCGATTAGTCTCGCTGGAAGCATCAAGGTTCTTACTGAGGATATTAGCCGGCTTGCAAACAAAGGACGTCTTTATGAAACGGCATTGAAAATGCAACAGCAAGGTATCAACTTAACTGTAGTGAGCAGGTGTATAGGATGATGGTTCATTTTGTTCATAAACCGGCAACTGCTCTGGAAGTTCGTAAATGGTGTGCGATGATTCGTAACAATAGTGAATTCCATCTGTTATGGGATAGACGTGCAGACAAATTCAGAGAGGAGAATAAGAATGGTCGAAAATCCAATGGTCATAAACAACTGGCACGATAAGCTGACTGAAACGGATGTGCAAATAGATTTTTACGGTGATGAAGTAACACCAGTTGATGATTATGTAATTGATGGCGGCGAAATCATTCTGAGAGAGAACTTGGAAAGATATTTAAGGGAGCAACTTGGTTTTGAATTTAAAAATGCGCAATAAAAAAGCCCACTCGGCAAAGTGGACTTCTTTAAAGGCTATCTAAAAAACTCATGTGCAAATATTTTATCAGATAGCCTCAATAAAAACAATGGGGGTTAGGGTTATGACAAGAAGAGCTGAGGTTCTTGCTAAGACTTCTGAAATGAGCCGTGATGAATGGCTTATTGAAAGAAGAAAAGGGATTGGCGGCTCAGATGCATCCATTATCTTGGGGTTAAACAAGTGGAAGACACCTTTTGAATTATGGTTAGACAAAACAGGACAGGTCCCTGTTAGTGAATCGCAAAGTGAAGCTGCTTACTTTGGATCATTGCTTGAAGACATTGTTGCAAAAGAATTTGAGATTCGTAGTGGCAAGAAGGTTAGACGTAAAAAAGCAATACTTAGACATCCAGAACATGATTTCATTTTGGCTAATGTAGACCGAATGATCGTTGGTGAAAAAGCGATCCTTGAATGTAAAACAACCTCTGCTTACAACTTAAAAGAATGGGAGGACGAAGAAATCCCCGAGAGCTATATCGTTCAGGTCCAGCATTACCTGGGTGTACTTGGACCTGAATATCAGAAGGCTTACTTTGCTGTGCTGATTGGCGGAAACAAGTTTGTTTGGAAAGAGATTGAGAGAGACGACGAGTTAATTGACATGATCTTTGAAGCAGAGATTGAGTTCTGGAATGAAAAGGTCTTAGGTGGACAAGCTCCTGCTTTAGATGGGTCAAGTGCTGCGGAGGAATACCTCAAAAAGCGATATGCCGAAACGGAAAATAACAAAGCTATTGATTTAACTGCGACTAATCGAGAACGTATTCAACAATATTTGCATCTTAAAGAACAGCTCTCAGAGCTTCAAAGTCAGGCAAAAGAATTAGAAAACCAGATCAAACATGAAATGAAGGATGCAGAGTATGGGTTTATCGGCAACTATCAAGCTTATTGGAAGCCTGTTGTCTCAAATCGAGTTGACACGAAAAAGCTGAAAGAGCAGTTTCCGGATATTTACGAGGAGGTCAAAAAGGAAACTCATTTCAGACGTTTTAGAATCAAGGAGGTTAGCTGATTATGGCTACTAATCAATCAATTAAAAACAACATCCAAAAGAAACAAAAAAGCGCACCTGTGCAACAGCAAGGAGCAACCATGAAGGGTTTACTTTCCTCCCCATCCGTTATTAAGCGATTTGAGGAAGTATTAGGGAAGAGGGCTACACAGTTTACTGCCTCTATCTTAAGCCTATATAACAGCGAGCAGATGCTGCAGAAAACAGATCCTATGAGTGTCATATCCTCAGCAATGGTGGCAGCTACACTCGATCTGCCTATAGATAAAAACTTAGGATATGCCTGGATTGTTCCTTATGGAGGTAAGGCTCAATTCCAGCTTGGGTACAAAGGATATATCCAGCTTGCCTTACGAACAGGCCAATATAAGTCCATCAATTGCATACCGATTCATGAAGGAGAATTGCAGAAGTGGAATCCATTGACTGAGGAGATCGAGATTGATTTTGAAAAACGAGAATCAGACGCGGTAAGTGGTTATGCAGCTTATTTTGAGTTGATAAATGGCTTCCGAAAAACAGTGTACTGGACAAAGGCACAAGTAGAGAAACACAAAAAGAAATTCAGCAAATCTGATTTTGGATGGAAAAATGATTGGGATGCGATGGCTCTTAAGACTGTATTAAAAGCAGTTTTGAGCAAGTGGGGGATTCTCTCTGTGGAAATGCAAAAAGCAGTTATTGAGGAAGATAAAACAAGAGAACGGATTGACATTACCAATGAAGCGGATAGCTCAGAAATTATCGATTCCGAGCCTTCAAACAAAGACGAACCGGAAAAAACAAGCGAACAAGAAGCTGATCCTTTTGACGGTAAGCCTGTAGACATAAAAGAAGATGAACTTCCGTTCGATTGAGGCCGGCACCTGTGACATAACTGTACTCTGTGAAAGGAAGTAGGTGAGTGACTTGGACATAAAAGCAATGGGGTATGTGGTCATACCCCGACTACCATTCAAAGAGTTTAGGGATGAAAAAATTTATGATCACTTGTTCAAAAGAGCTGAATACAGGCCAAATCAAGAGCTAGAGCTTGGGCAGACCATTATCAAAATTGTGGAACTTGCAAAAGATTTTAACTGGTCAGCTGCACAGATCAAATACTCACTAGACCGAATGGAGAAACAGGGATATATCAAATTGCACCGTCTTCCACAAAAAAGAGGGTTCATCGTCACCATACTTCATTATGCGGACTACATACAGCTAGGAAATTACATGAAGAAAAAAGCTTTGGAACCAGCTGAGATTGAACATCAGGAGGTCGATGACAAAATGAAAAATGCCTTTGAGCTATATGAAAACAAAGTTGCTCGGTCAGTCGGTCCTATAGAGGCACAGCGAATTGGATACATGGTCGACGATTATGGTGAAGAAAAAGTGATGGAGGCTATCAAGACAGCGTTTCAGCTAAAGGGGAAATCAGCAAGTTTGTCATATGTTCAAGCCATCTTATCAAATCCATTCACTCAAAAGAGAAAGGAGAAACAATATGGCTATAAACAAAGCAGTCAGTATAGACACCGCATTTCAAACGATCATGCAGGAACTTCGGGAAAAGTCAGCCCGCTTTTTGGGAACAAAACAGGCCGCATCCGTAGAAAAGGCTGAATTTAATTGTCCTTATTGTAATGATCGTGGAATTGTCGTTTATCGGGTCCATAAAGATACTCCTTGGCATTTAGATGAACAGTTAGATCTTATGGTTCCAGACGAAATGGTACTCGAAGATGATTTTCTTTTGGGGAAGGTTTGCACGCCGGACAAAGCTAGTGAATGGAAAGATACTTATTCAAAACAGTGTGAATGTGTGAGACGAAAGAAAATAGCCAGACTCATGTCAGCTAGTGGCATTACAGAAGAGTTTGAAAAGCTTCTCTTTGGTAACTTCATCACGGACGGTAAGCCAGACATGATCAAGGACGCCTATGAATGTGCAGTGGAATACTATAAAGATTTTCAAAAAATCAAAGGAGAACGGCAAAACAGTATCGCATTACTTGGACAGCCAGGTAGCGGTAAAACTCATTTGCTCACGGCGATAATGAATAATCTGATCAAGAAAAAATCAGTACACTGCATGTATTTCCCTTATGTAGAGGGCATGGGTGATTTGAAAGCTGACTTTGACAATTTAGAAGCAAAACTGGATGCCATGAGAAAGGTCGAAGTTCTATTCCTTGATGACTTATTTAAACCAATAAACGGTCAACCAAGGGCAACCGACTGGCAGGTTGAACAAATCCAGTCAGTCCTAAATTATCGTTATTTGAATCATAAGCCTTTGCTGATTTCTTCGGAGTTAACAATTGATGAGATTTTGGATATAGACGAGGCTCTTGGTTCACGTATTCACCAGATGTGTCGTGATTACATAGTGATTATTAAAGGCGATCGAATGCAATTAAATCATAGGTTAGGTGATTGGGAATGAAGGAGAAAATGAATGTAAAAGCAACTGGTGGACTTTATATATTTGGACCTTCAAATCCAACTGAAGGTAAAGATCTTACACCAACAATCCGTTTACTTAAGGAAAAAATAAAGCAAATGGAGCGGATGCTGAGTGCTTAAAGCAGTCGTGTCTCTGCTGACAATTTTACTCTCCGCATCGAGAATAGAAAAAGAAATTCAGCTATGGGAACAGCTTGACGGGAGGTAAAGAACAGTTGGATTGCATTAAGTTCACTGTTTATGGTGAGCCAGTCGCACAAGGACGGCCGCGTGGATCAATACGAAATGGGAAGGTGCATATGCGTGATCCAGCGAAATCAAAGCACTTTAAGCAGTATGTGGCATTGGTTGCATCTCAGCATCGCCCAGAAACAATTATTACTGGTCCAGTTGCAATGGATGTCAAAGTGTATAGACCAATGCCAAAATCAGTTTCAAACTCATCAAAGAAGAAAGAAAAAGCTGAAAAAGGTCTTCTGAGGCCGACCACAAAGCCCGACGTTGATAACTATGTAAAGGGTGTGAAAGATGCTTTGAATCATCTGATATACAAAGATGATAGTCAGGTTGTGGATCTGAAAGTCAGCAAGTTTTATAGCGATGAGCCGAGGGTGGAGATCAAGATAAAAGAGGTTTCTGCGTAAAAATAAAAAACACTGAAGCGCTTAGCCTCAGTGTTCTTGATATGAACTGGTACTTCTATCATAACATAGGGGGCGCTTCAAGTGTACAATCCAAGAGAAATAAACATCAAAAAAGACTTCACTATTCAGCAGAAGATTGACCCAGGGAAAGTTAAGATCATTGTTTTAGACGGGAATCAAGGTACTGCCCATGTCTTAGATGCTCCTGAGCACGGTAAAACAGTGATCCAAACTGTGAAGGGGAGCTTTGCGCGGGTTGATCATGAGATAGGGTTTAAGGTGGTATAAACTTTGTTTTAAGAAGCACTTAAAATTGGTTTGTAGTAAAATAAACTAAAACGCTGGAGGATAGTAATGTTTTTAAAGGGATCAGGTGCTGTTTTCTATTTAAGAGTTTTGTCACCTTTAAATGAATTTATAGAATATCTGGATGATGTTGAAGATAGGTTTGAAATAGCAAAAAAACGATATGAAAATGAAGCAAAAGAATTAAGCCCAGAAATTGAAGAAGATTATTGGGATTATTATATTGATGAATACCATGACTTCAATATCACATATCCTTCAATTTTGAGAAGTAGTGTATTTACAAGTATATATAGCTTTTTAGAGTACCACCTTATAAGTAGATGTTTAGATAAAGCAATTTTAGAAAAAGTTAAGTATGATAGAGGGATTTTTAAAGCCAAAAGTTATTTTAAATTAAGATATAAAAGTAATGAGAAATTTAAAGAGTCAGAAATATTCTCGAACAATGTTTGGAATAAAATAGTTGATTATTCTAAGATTAGAAATTGTTATATTCACAATTCAGGAATAATAACAATGATACCAGATGAAACAAAGCAAAAAGAATTAATTCAAATTATTAGAAAAACCAATTATATTGAAATTGATGACCGTGACAGAATACATATACTAAATAGGGAATTTTGCAAAGAATTTCACGAAGTTGTTTACAAATTTATTTACGATTTGAATGATTTATTATTAAATTTAAAAGATTAGTCCAAGACGGAAAGCCTGCGGACACTGAACTTACAGCATTTACGTTGTTTGTTTGGTGTCCGTTTTTTATTTGAAAAGGAGGACACAATCATGAATCAAAAAGAAATTGAAAATCTAATCAATAGCTATCACTGGATGGTGAAAGAGGTTCATCGATTGCAAAGAGTACTCTATGGTTCCGTAATTCCAATGAAGAATTGGGGTATTGCACAATATGGATTAGAAGCTGCTATGCCAAAAGGAAGTCCTGGGAAGAGTCAGGCTGAGCTGAGGCAAATGGATATGAGAGAGGAACGTCTTTTCAAACGTCTTAAGTATTATGAAGAGCGAGTATATGCAGTTGAGCTAGGTGCCGAAAAGATCAAAGGGGAGCAGCATAAAGTCATTTATGACTGCATGATGGAGGGAATGAGCTACCGTGCTATTAGTCTTCATCTTGGCTTTTCACGGGAAACTGTACGCAAAATGAAAGACGTGTTGATCAGCCAATTATGCCAAGATTGTCACTTTGAGCGTTTGTTGAATCTGAAAAAATCTGTGGTGTAAAATGGGAGGCAGGTCGGCGCGGCAGAAATTTTATTGAGCCACCTAAACTATATAGTACACAGGATAATAAATCATTCGACAAATTTTGCGAACCATTCCATTTAAAGACCTCTTGCCCGATAATAAAGCAAGAGGTGAAAGATTATGAAATTTGAGGTTGTTTTTTGGTTTGATAATGAAAATGTAAGAACAGCTAAAGTAATTGCCGAATCTGAAAAAGCACTTATAAAAGAATTGCAAGAATGTGAACATTGGTATGAGTTTGAAGATGGTAAGCGTATTGCGAATGTAAACATGCGACTTGTAACGCAATTTGATGTGAAAAAAAGATAAAACTAATTAAAAAAGAGTATCCCTCGGGATGCTCTTTTAATTTGCGATGTAACCATGTCCTTTATCTTAGAAGAGATTATTTGCGACTAACAGCCTCTGAGTAATGGCTTAGCTTAGAGAGGATATGATTAATGAAACCTAGAACTTATTATAAACGTATCAATATTAGCAGTACCGATGAAGGCAGCTAATTAAGCAGGTTACTTAAATTAATATTTATAGAAAAGAGGTAATAAAGTGGATTGGTCTTGGTGGGTCGCGATAATTATTGCATTGGCAGTTGTATTTGGTTTTTTTGATAATAAACATAAAAAAAAGAAAGGAAAAAAATAAATTATCTTATTAGGCTATTAGATGATCAAGATTATCGAAAAATAGAACTGTAATAGGTTCTTTAAGTGCGAGAAAAAGTACCATATGCGCTCTCCTACATGGGGGAGCTTTTATTTTTTTGCTGGTTACATTTATTCCAGCACATTGATTTCAAAACAACTCAATTCAAAGGAGGCGGCGGTGGATGTAGATGATTGAAAAGCACATACAGGCGTATAAAGATTACGTTAAAGGTATGAAATACAAGGATCTTGCCGAGAAGTACGGAGTGTCAGTGAACACCATTAAATCGTGGAAACAGCGGCATGGTTGGCAAAGAAAAAAGGGTGCACCCTCCAAGAAAAGTGTGCACACAAAAAAAGTAGGTGCACCACTCGGTAACAAAAATGCTTTAGGGAATAAGGGTGGTGCACCAAATGGAAATCAAAACGCTGTGATACATGGATTCTTCTCAAAGTTCCTGCCAAAAGAAACACTAACCATCATGGAAGAGATTCAGGAGCGCTCACCTGTCGATATGATATGGGACCAAATACAGATCCAATATGCCGCGATTATTAGAGCGCAAAAGATCATGTTCGTTTCTGATAAGGAAGAAATGATTAAAGAATTGAAAAAGAAAAAGTCTGTCCTATCTGAGACAAACGAAGTTGAAGAGGAAGAGTATGAATTCCAATTTTCTTGGGATCGTCATGCAACGTTCTTAAATGCTCAATCTCGGGCAATGGCGGAGCTCAGGAATCTAATTAAACAGTTTGATGAATTAGCTCATGCAGAAGACGAACGACGCCTTAAATTGGAGCATATGTGTTTAAATATCAACAAGAAAAAATTAGAGATTGAAGAACTTACAGAAGAAGATAAACCTTTTGAAATCACCATTGTGAACAAAGGTGATGACAGTGATTAAACAAGTAAATCCACATTTTAAAGAATTTCTCTTTGACTGGAATCAAAAGTTTCAGTTTCTTGTTGGTGGTTATGGATCATCCAAAAGTTATCATGTTGCTTTGAAGATTATTCTGAAATTGCTTAAAGAAAAACGGACTGCTCTTGTTATCAGAGAAGTGTACGACACACATAGGGACTCCACATTTTCTCTTTTTGATGAACTTGTAAGTGATCTGAAATTAGATCATATCGTTAGGTGTGTATCTTCTCCTATGCAGATTCGATTTTCAAATGGCAGTCGCATCATCTTTAAAGGGATGGATAAGCCAGCCAAACTGAAATCAATCAATAATATTTCGCTCATTTGGATTGAAGAATGTTCTGAAGTGAAATATGAGGGATTCAAGGAGTTATTAGGACGTCTTCGTCATCCGTCATTGCCGCTTCATATGATTCTCTCAACAAACCCAGTCGGAGAAGATAATTGGACTTTTAAGCATTTCTTTAAAGACGATCGAGAGAAGCGATTTGTACTGGATGATAAGGAGCTTTATGAAAAGCGGATAATCGTTAGCAACGACACCTATTATCATCACTCAACGGCAGACGATAATTTTTTTCTGCCAGAAAGCTATGTGCAACAACTTGAAGAATTGAAGGAATATGATCCAGACCTTTACCGAATTGCGCGGAAAGGTCATTTTGGCGTGAATGGAATTCGTGTTCTGCCGCAGTTTGAAGAGCGACCGCATGAAGAGGTTTTGAAGGCAATCGCTGATATTAACCGCCCTCTTAAACGGGTTGGCATGGACTTTGGTTTTGTTGAGTCGTATAACGCCGTCGTTAGGGTTGCTGTGGATCATGAAAAGAAATATCTCTATATCTACTGGGAGTATTACAAAAATGGACTGACTGATGATAAGACGGCCGAAGAACTCAAGGAATTTGCAGAGACTAAGGAATTAATAAAGGCGGATTCTGCGGAGCCTAAAACAATCCGATATTTTCAACAGCATGGGTTTAATATGGTGGGCGCCCGTAAGTATCAGGGTTCACGCCTCCAATACACAAAGAAGATCAAACGGTTCAAGAAGATCATTTGCTCTGACAGTTGCGAGAACACGATTTATGAACTTAAACCGCTCACTTATGCTACCGATAAGCTGGGGAACATCATAGAAGACGAATTCACCATAGATCCGCATACACTATCAGCTATTTGGTATGCGCTTGATGATTACGAGGTAACTGATCTGAAAGAAGAATCTAAAGGAAGACCGCAAAGAACAAGACCAGGGAGGAGGTAAAGGATGTCAAAACAATCTGTTAAAGCACGAGTGATCAAAGCTACTCCACCAACTGAATCAACGAAACAAATTTATGAGGATGAATTTGCGGACACCTATGACAGCAATATTTTACCGCCTCCGTATAATCTCAAAGAATTAAAGATTATTGCTGAGTATTCAACGATCTTACAGCAATGTGTTGATGCCTACAGGACAAATATTGTAGGCTTTGGGTTTGATTTTGAGTATTCATTTGATGTGAATTCGCCAGATGTGACAAATGAAGAAAAAACAGAAGCTGAAAGTGAATGGACTAAGCTTGAAGAGTTCGTTAAATATCTTCACTTTGATGAGTCAGCTGAGACTTTACTCGGCTTTGTTATTGAAGATCGAGAAAAGACAGGGAATGGATTTATCGAGGTCATTCGAAACGGTGAAAATAAGCCAGCTGGCATTGAATACATGGATGTTCAAAATGTTCGGGTTTGTAAATTGTCTGAACCAATCGAAGTTGATTTTACGTACTTCGAACAAGGAAAGATGAAATCAATCAAAAGAGAGAAACGATTCCGAAAATATGTTCAGATGATTGATGGTCGTATCGTTTACTTTAAGGAATATGGTGATCCACGAATTTTAAATTTAGAGACAGGCCAATATGATGAACAAACACCATTTGAAAAACGAGCAAATGAAGTGGTTCATTTCAAGATAGGAAGCGGTACTTATGGTAAGCCCAGATGGATTGGCCATATTGTTAATTTGTATGGTGCTCGTAAAGCTGAAGAGCTGAACTTTATGTACTTCAAGCAAGGTAGACATATTCCCGCTGCCATTACAATTGAAAACGGAATGTTGTCAGAGGACTCATATACACAATTGCAGGATTACATGAATGGGCTTGAAGGAGTGGAGAATGCACATAAGTTTCTTTTACTTGAAGCGGAAGGCATAGCGAAGGGGAAAAACATTCATGGCGATGAAGAGATTGCTCCAGTGAAAGTCGATATTAAATCACTTGCTGAAATCCTTCAAGAGGATGCCTTGTTTCTTGAATATGACCAAAAGAGCCGAGACAAAATTAGATCGGCTTTTCGTTTGCCACCACTTTATACAGGTGAAGCTCAAGATTACAACAGAGCGACTGCTGATACAGCAAGAAAGATCACTGAGGAACAAGTCTTTCAGCCAGAAAGAAAATTAATCACAGGTAAACTAAATGCTTTATTTCTAAATGACCTTGAAATTCATAAGGTTCGTCTTATGTTGAAAGGGCCTGACTTTAGAGACCCACTTGAGATTGCTAAGGTTTTAACACCGTTTATAACAGCTGGTGCAGTTTCTCCGAATGATCTACGTGATTTAGCTGGTAGAGTTCTTGGTAAGACACTTGAAGAATGGCCAGAAGAAGAATACAACAGGCCGCTTGGTAAGACTTACGAGTCGTCCGCTTCCGATCCTTTGGCTGCGCTTTTTAAATCTAAGAGCGGTGCTCCTAATATGATTGGGTTACTAAAAGATATGCGGGATGTTTTGGAGGATCTGAAGAGATGAACAAAACGGATAAGTTGTTGGAAAGTCTGAACGTTTTCATTCTAAAAGCCGAGGAAAATCAGTTTAAGCAATTGGGGGAGATGGTACCTGACTTTCCTGGCAAATCTAATATACCCAAATATGTAGAGGTATATGAAAAAGGCATCGCTCGATTACTCAGACGCCAGCGTAAGAAGCTTTTAGATGGTCTTAAAGGTTTTGTAAGCAAAGACTCAAATGAGACGTTAGAAGCCCTTTTAGTGTTTTTTACGCAAAACTTATTTGCTGAGGATGATTTCGAGGAGGAATTTCAGGAACTGACTGAGGGATTCCTACAACAGACTATTGAAGAGCTGGCTAAAGTCATCATGGATTCTATAGATCCAGAAGTTCCTTTTAAAGTTTTATCTACCCGTACAGTTAATTGGATTAGGGATTGGTCTGAGAAACTGGCTCAGATCATGAAGTTAAACACTCATGAAGCGGTGGAGAACATTCTGACAGATGCCATCGAGAACGGTTCATCGATTCAGGACATTGAGTTGACCCTCAAAGAAATGCCGCAATTTGATAGGGAGCGAGCTCGCACAACGGCCATCACAGAAGTGCTTGCCGCTTCCTCTGCCGCGCAGCATGAATCATATGCACAATCGCCAGCAGTAAAGAAAAAGAAATGGCGGCACAGCGGAGGGAAGAAAAACAACCCGCGTGAGAGTCACATCGATCTTGATGGAACAGTAATTGGCTTAGATGAAGAATTTCAGATACCAGGTAGCAGCGAGAGTTGCATGTTTCCGCGAGATCCTAAACTTTCTGCAGGTGAGCGGGTTCATTGTCATTGTGTTCTTTCTCCTGTGGTAGATAACATGATTTTAGGGTTGTCAGCCGAAGAAAAAGAAGAAATTCGAAGAGAAGCCTTAGCAAGAATGGAATAATATAGTATAATTTTCTCATATATTTTGAAGAATGGGGTTATTACATGAACTTCGAATTTTTGGAATTACTAAAGGGGTATATACCTGTTATTGCCGTTCTTGTATCAGCATTTATTGCTTTTATTTCGAATATTCGTCACAAGGACCTTGAAAGGTTTTATAAGAATGCTGAAAGTAACTTAGAAAAGTTAATAGAGCCTATGTATTTTACAGTTAAAAACATTGAAGCAGTAGAGGATAAACAGTATAAAATTAAGTTAATTAATGATTTTTTCAACACTTATGCTCCTAAAAAAATAAGTGTTTCAAAGCTTGGGAATAGACAGCTAATTAACAAGTATTTTGAGGCTCAAACAGCTTTTAATCAATATCTAAATAACTTTGATGAAGAAAGTTTGAAATTATTATTTTTTAAGATAGGGAGCTTAAGGTATCATATCGAAAAAGAGTATTGGAAACTTTTTGAAACTGTATATAAGGACTACAACTGGTATAAGAAAACTGTAGACATGAATTATCTGTTCCGCTTTTTTCTAAGAATCTCTTTCTTTATAGAAAGTACCTTTTATGCAGTTACATGGTTGTCATTGTTTTTTATACTGTTTGTAACTTTTGATGGATTATCTGTCTTTGGTGATACTCCTCTTTGGGGTGCCGACTTCAAACCCAAAATTCAATTTGCGGTTTTGATATTTGCAGTATCTCTTGTATTTCTTTATCTTACTATGTTTATTAACTTTGCTTTTGCAGATGACACAAAACAGAAAAAGAAATTCATCGATTATGCTTCAGCGGGTTTAACTTTTGTATGGAAGAAATGTGCTTTAAAATGGCGAGAATGGAAAGAAGAACGAGCTAATCGTAAGGAAGAAAGAGAGCGGATTAACAACCGACAAGCAGATGAACAAACTGAAAGGAGGTGAACAATATGCCAAGAGAATTGGTAAACGCAAAAATCACACACGTTTCCTACGTAGACAAGGCTGCTAATCAAAAGCAGTTCTTTTTTATGAAATCAGAAAAACAGCCAGACTTTCAAAAGGAAGTCGAGGTCCTTACGAAAGAAGCGGACGAGCAAAAACTTGTGTACGGTATTGTATATGAACCAGACACAGTGGACGCTCACGGAGATTTCATGACAGCGGCAGAAATCGAAAAAGCCGCTCATGGATTCCTGAAAGATGCCCGAGAAATTGACAAGCAGCATGATTTTCAAGGCGGCGTTGGTGAAGTGGTGGAATCCTATGTCGCGCCTGCAGACTTTGAAATGAATGGGGAAACCATCAAAAAAGGATCATGGGTCCTTGTGACGAAGGCTTCCGAGGAAGTATGGGAGCAAATCAAAAAAGGTGAAATTACCGGTTATTCAATGGCAGGGACTGCTGAGACAATTGAAAAACAAGAAGAAAAGCCCGTTTCTCAAGATAAAACAGATGAGAAAGGGCTTTTTAATTTGCTCAAAAACTTTTTTGTTGGAAAACAACAGCAATCTTATGAAGAGCCAGTTACAAAGGCGGGCAGAAAGTTTTCCGCTTCAAACCTACAAGAAATTAAAAATGCTCATACTGCTCTGGGAAATTTACTGAGCCAAGTGGAAACAGAAGAGGGGGAAGAAGAAATGACTTCGGAGGAAGTAACGAAATCCATTCAAGAAGCATTAGAGCCAATTAAGAAACGGCTCGAGACATTAGAAAAAGAGGAAGAGCTTAAAAAGAAAGATAAAGAAAAAATAGAAGAAGATGCTGAAAAGGAGGGCGAGAAGTTGAAAAAAGCAATTTCAGAAGCTGTTCAACCACTCGCTGATCGTATTGAAGCAATTGAAAAAAGCCGGGGAACATCTAAGCAAACTGAAGAATCGGGTTCTGAACAAGTTCAAAAATCAATCTGGTCAGGGTTGTTTTAATGGATAAGGAGGATACGAATGAGGAATCAAGAGGTTATTAATAAAGCAGAAATGACGCTTTCTACTTTAGAGAGCGGTGGGATTATGAATCCTACTCAAGCTTCAACTTTTATTCGAATGGTACAAGATACGCCAACTATTTTAAGAGATGCGCGAGTTATTCAAATGGATCATGATACGCAAAAAATCGAGAAGATCGGTTTTGGTCAGCGTATTTTAAGGGCAGCCCAAGAGGGAGTTGCGCTAACTAAAGATCAAAAGTCAGTTCCATCAACTAGTACAGTTAACTTAAGCACAAAAGAAGTAATTGCTGAAGTTAACATCACTTATGACACACTTGAAAACAACATCGAAAAAGATGGTCTTCAAAATACAATTATGCAAATGATAGCAGAACGTGCTGCAGTTGATATTGAAGAATTGCTTGTAAATGGTGATACATCTTCGTCCGACTCATATCTTGCACAATTAGATGGCATCAGAAAACAAGCTACATCTCATATTGTCGATGCTGCAGGTGAGGAACTGACACGCCAAACGTTCAAGCGAGGATACAAAGCTGTACCTCCTAAATATTTGCGAATTCCGCAGGAGTTCCGTTTCTATACATCGCCTGGTATTGAGGTTGAATGGAAAGATCGTGTAGCGGATCGTCAAACGAACTTAGGGGATGCAGCTGTTCAAGGTGGTCTTTCTTCTGCGTTTGGTGTTCCGGTCAAAGGTATTGCGAACTTACAACCTTATACGATTGGAGAAGGAGATACAGCCACAGATGTTTCTGATATCATCCTTACTCATCCGAAGAATATTATTCTCGGATTCTCTCGTAACATTCGGATTGAAGTAGATAAGGACATCCGTCGCCGTATGTTTATCATTGTTTTGACAGCGAAATTGGATAGTGTTTTTGAAGAAGAAGACGCAGTAGCCAAGATTGTGAAAGTGAAGGAGTAGGTGGTCTGGCGTGTATACTGCAAAGCTTATTAAAGGCAAAACATACAATGTGATGGGAGTTACCTTTCGATCAGGTGTCAGTCAAACAGTATCGAAAAAACTCTATGAGTATTTAAATGAAAATCCATATTTTGTGCTAGATAAAGATCTTAAGAATCAAAAGGATGATCCGATAAATTATACTGAATCGGAATTGAAAGGTATGAATAAAGCAGAGCATGAATCCATTATTTCTAATCTTGGTGGCAATCCGTCTGACTTCAAAAACGCAGATGAAAGAATTGCCTACATCCTTAACGAAATAGATAACAAAGGGGAGTGACCTTATGCTGTTAATCACTCCCGATGAATTAAAGAGTTATTCAGTTTTTGAGTCTGTAAAGACCAGGCCTGACGAGTTGTTAAAACAGGATATACTTGAGGCAACTGCCGATATCATTCTTAAAGTTGGACATGATTTTACAGATGCAGAGTATATTCCTTTGCCTGAAACGGTTCGACTGGCCCTATTAAAGTTGTCTCAGTTTTATGCTCTTATAAATGGCGACGAGTCAATTATTAAAGGATATACAACTGAAAAAATTGGTGACTATTCATATACTCTGGGGGATGGCAGTTCTCTTCAAAAACCTGATGTGTATGCATTAATAAAAGATTATGTGAAACCGGCTGACCCTGATTTAGAAGGGATTGAAGCGAAAGTGCGGATGAGATCAATATGAGTTATCAATCCTTATTGACTCACAGATGTGACATTTACCATCTACAGGAGAAAAAAGAAAATAGACAGCAAAAATTCGGGGTGCCGGTTGAAGATGTTCAACCGGTTTTTTCGTACCCTGATGAGCCGGACATAGAAAATCAGCCGTGTTATTTTACAGAAAAGAGTCAGTCCATTATCCAACAAGAACCGAATGTAGCTATTTATCAATCATTCCTTGTGCATTTCCCTGCTACTGCTGATATTCGAGTAAATGACAGGGCGGTTTGGGATGGTACTGCTTATAAATTACAGAAGCCCCGCAAAGTCAGGAATCATCATTGGGAAGTTACGGCAGTACGGGAGGTTGAATATTTGTGAAGATCAAAGGTCTTGATCAGTTCATTCAGTCATTAAACCGTGCTTCTCGTGGAGAATTGAAAGGGAAATACGAGGAGTGGCTTGAAGCTATGGGTTTTGAGTTCCTAGACATTATTCAAGATGAAATTATCAGGACGAAGACGGTAGACACACGCCGCTTGCTTAATTCCTTTCAGAAAGGTGACCAGGATAATATCTTTTCAATGACAAAAGGCAGCTTAAAGTTGGATGTTGGAACAAATCTGGAATACGCCTCATACGTCAATGATGGTCACTTTACTATCGATCCGTCTAAAAATCAGGATAGACGGTGGGTTCCAGGGCGGTGGAAAGGCGACCGTTTTGAGTATGACCCTGTTGAAAGAAATTCCGGAATGATGCTAAGGTTCGAGTGGATCGACGGTTCTGGTTTTTGGGATAACGCCATGGCTATTTTTCAGTTGATGTTTGAGAGAAGCCTTGAGCGGAAGCTGCAACAATGGATCGATGAAGAATTTTAAGGCGGTGCTGCCATGAATCAAGAAGTAGGTTCAATTATGGGCTATCTATACAAACTGTATCCTGTTCAAGTGTATGAAGAAGGAATACCGCAGGACTTTGCTGTTCCGTCTCTTTACTTTCCACCGGCTTCAACGGTCGATGGGGCGGACACAGTATCTACGTTTCAGAAAGCCTATGTTTTAAACGTAAAACTCTTTCACGAAAACGCACAGAAGGCTCATAATGAAGCAGAAAGGATTGCGGATACACTTAGAAGCAGAAGGGGCATAATTCCGCTTATACAAGAATCTGGCGAGGATACGGGGGATTTTATTCGCCTATCTCGAATAGAAACGCGGGTATCAGATGATTACGCCACCATTGTCTTAAACTGGACGAGCCGCTATTGGTATGAGCAGGAAGAACAGCGTTCAATTGATGGTTTTAAATTTAAAAGTGGGGTGAAATGATGGCCACTAAAAAAGAGAAAGCAGAAAATGCTTTTTATATTAAGGATTTGCGAGAGCACAGTCGAGAGCTCTTTGGGGTAAGACCCGAGGTGTTTGACGGTGCTCTTTTTCATGTTCATAAAACAAGTATTACAAAATCGGAAGCGAAGAAGTTGATTACTCAGTTTCTTCAAAAGGAGGTCAAATAGATGAACGGCGGAACATTCACACCCGGCAAGGAAAAAGAGCGTGCCGGTATTTACTTTAACTTTAAAACGACCGCGGAGAACCGTGTTTCTGCCGGAGAACGTGGAACAGTTGCGCTACCGATAGCATCCAGCTGGGGTGAGGTTAAGAAATTCATTTCTATCTCTTCAATCGAGGACTTGAATAAAAAAGTGGGGTTGAACATTGATGATCCTTCGCTGTTGCTTTTACGTGAGGCAATGAAAAAGGCAAGTACAGTCTTGCTTTATCGTCTGACGGAAGGTCTTCGTGCCTCAGCAGACATTAGCGAAGGTGTAAAAGCTACTGCTCTTTATGGCGGCACAAAGGGGAATGACATCATTATCAGTATTACAGAAAACGTTATTGACTCTTCGAAAGTTGATGTCACTACCTACCTTGATCAGTCAGAAGTGGATAAACAAACAGTGTCTAAAGCTGAAGAGCTTAAACAAAATAACTATGTCACGTTTACGGGGAAAGGGGATTTAACAGTCACTATTCCGTTAACCGGTACGGCCCCTGAAGACGTCAGCGGTGCTCTTCCGGCAACTTCCGGAATCCGCTTGTCAGGTGGAACAGACAAAACACCGACCAATGCTGATTATACAGCTTTCTTGGAAGCGGCTGAAACGGAATACTTTGACACAATTGCACTGCCTGTAGAGGATAACGAGCAATTAAAAGCAACGTTTGTTGCGTTTATCAAACGGCTGAGAGACAACCAAGGGCAAAAGGTTCAAGGTGTACTTTCAAATTACAAGGGAGACCATGAGGGTATTATCAATGTAACTGGTGGCGTCCTACTTCAAGACGGAACGGAGATCACTCCTGAAAAAGCTACTGCTTGGGTTGCAGGCGCAAGTGCGGGGGCTACATTTAATCAATCACTTACATTTGTAGAATACGAGGGAGCTGTAGATGTCCTTAACCGAATTGACAACGATGAAATCGTTGAACGATTGTCAAATGGCGAATTCTTGTTTACTTATGATTCTCGTGATAAATCAGTATCGGTTGAAAAGGACATTAATTCACTCACAAGCCTAACAGCAGAGAAAAATAAGATGTTCCAGAAAAACAAAATTGTCCGTGTACTTGATGCAATCAATAATGACCTGACATCTCAATTGAAAGCATTGATCAAGTCTCGCAAAGCAAGCGGCAGTGACGTTCCTGCTACAAATGACGGACTACAGTTTGTAAAAACGCTGATTACTCAATACTTGAGTGTTCTTCAAGATAATGGGGGCATTACTGATTTTGATTCAGAGAATGACATTACAATTGCTCTGAATAATGATCGTGACGGCTTCCTGATTGATCTAGCAGTTCAACCGGTGGATGCAGCTGAAAAGTTCTACTTTAATGTTGAGGTGAAATAGGAATGGCATTAAAAGCGCAAAACACCATTTCAGGTAAAGAGGGCAGGTTGTTTCTTGATGGAGAAGAAATGGCCCATATCAAAACGTTTGAAGCCAATGTAGAGAAAAACAAATCCGAGGTCAATATCATGGGTCGTCGGATGACGGGGCACAAAACGACAGGAGCAAATGGAACGGGAACAGCCACTTTTTATAAAGTGACTTCTCAATTTGTTCTTATTATGATGGACTATGTGAAAAAGGGAAGCGATCCTTATTTCACCTTACAAGCTGTTCTGGATGATGCTTCTTCAGGACGTGGTACTGAACGAGTCACCTTGTACGATGTAAACTTTGATTCTGCGAAAATCGCTGGGCTTGATGTTGATTCAGAAGCATTAGAGGAAGAGGTACCGTTTACCTTTGAGGACTTCGATGTGCCTGAACAGTTAAAATCCACATTCTAATCACTTTCACGAAAAATCGTGAAACCATCACGAGATATTCACGAAAAATCGCCGAACTTTAACGAAGATATTCACGAAAAATCGTGAACTCTCACGAGATATTCACGAAAAAATGTGGTAAGATTACTTTAGAAGTAATTCAACTGAACAAGTTTCATATAGAAACATGTATTTCTTTCAAAAGAAATGCATAAAATAAAAAAATACCGGAGTGCTGCAACACTCCGGCCCGTACAAATGCTGGCTCCTCATTGGAGCGCTGGCTATAGGTGTATTTAGATATGGACCTACCCTAGAAGTTTCTCAGGCCTCAAAGGGTGGTCTATTTCTTTTTGTCTATATACGTCAACAAGGCGAGAATAAACATTCCCGTTCCAAGCATTAAACTAAGCGCTTGAAATGTCGACATAGGCGTCACCCCCTTTCAGGGGATTTAGCCAGCAGACCACCTTTGAGTTAGCCGTGCAAATGTACAGGAATAATTATACACTAGACAACCATTTTTGTGGTTGTCTTTTTTGTTGGCTTAAATCGATTGAATTTAATTTTAAAGGAGTTAATGTACATGAGCGAAAAACAAAACAAAAAGGTATACGATCTTTCATTCTTTATGCCGGGACAAACAATTGAAGCTGAGGAAGTGAAAGTACCGATTTCTAAACGATTTGTAGACAAAGAAGGCAATGTTGTTCCATTCATTTTCAAAGCCATTACGACTGAACGAATTGACGAACTTGAGAAAGAGAATACGACTTACAAGAATGTAAAAGGCCGCGGTCGTGTGAAGGACTTGGACAGCCAACGCTTTTATGCGCGTATTGCGGTTGAAACGACTGTTTATCCTAACTTTAAAGCTAAGGAACTACGTGAAGCGTACAAAACAGAAGATCCAGTGGAAGTCGCAAAACGTGTTCTTTCAGTCGGGGGTGAGTATGCGAACTGGCTGAACAAAGCAATTGAGATCAACGGCTTCGATGATGATCTCGAAGATCTTGAAGAAGCAGCAAAAAACTAGTGAAGGACGGGGATAAAGAAGCTGTATATCTTTACTATGCTATGCATGAGCTCAAATACGCCCCGTCAGAATTAAGAGAACTGTATGAGGCACCGCGACAATTCAAGGCGCTCTTATATGGTTTAATCGGTTATAAGCTTGAGCTGTTAGAAAAAGAAGCGAAGAAGGGAGGTAATTAACTATGGCTAAACTAACAGCCACGTTTGAATTACATGATAAGATTTCTCGCAAGCTTCGGATGATACAAGACAATGCTGAAAGACTTAAGAGGGCCGCTAATGGCCCTCTTATTTTTGATGCTGAAGATCGGACTGAGAGAGTTATGCGGAGAATTGACCGATCAGCCAACCGTTTGACCGGTCGGGCTCGATCGCTTGAAGTGGATTTAGATGATCGAGCTTCGAATGGATTACATTCTATACGTCAGCAAGCTGAGGATCTTACCGAGGGTAGCCATGAGATTACAGTTTCCGTAAATGATCAAGCTACACCACGTTTTCGTTTGATCCGTGGAGGTCTCACTGATTTGAATCGCTCGCACGCTGAGCCAACTGTTTCAGTTCGTGATCATGCTTCAAACCAATTAGATGAGATCCGTCGTCATGTGTCCGATGTAGATAGCGAACATGCAGAGCCAACTGTTTCTATTAAGGACAGAGCTTCAGCTGCTCTGGATGCTATTGAAGCGAAAATAGACAGCTTGAAGAATGCTACCATTACTCTGGCAGTTGCAGGTGGTTTTTCTGCAGGTTCAATTATGGGTTCTGGTAAGAGTACAATGTCTCAGGATGCTTATGTGTCAGCAACTTCAAACGTTAATAAGAAAGATGTTGCAAGAATGACGGATCAGATCTATTTCAACAATAAAGCGGGCAGTTCTCGTGAAGAAGTCAGTTTATCTTTGAGAAACTTATCGCAACAGACAGGGGCGTCTAAAAAAGCTCTGGCTGATTTGACTGAGTCGTCAAGTAAGATTGCCCAGCTTATGAATGCTGATCAGGCAGAGGTAGATCGTGCTTTTAGTTCGATGTATAACAACTTGAAATTGTCTGGGAAACAAAGCGGAGACTTAATTGCTTATGTATATCGGAATGCCGGTGACCAAGCTGACGATTTATTGGACACGATGAATGAATACAGTTCCACCTTTAAAGACTTGAAACTCACAGGCGGCCAAATTGCAAACGCCATGATAAAAGGAACAAAGGGTGGCGCCAGAAACTTCGATAACCTAGCCGATAGTATGCGTGAGTTTAACATCCGCCGAACCGAAATGTCTGATAGCCAAGTGGACGCATTTAAAACGCTGTTCGGAGCCAAGGAAACTAAGAAAATGTTCAAGGGCTTCAAAGATGGTTCAATAAGCGGAGAGGAAAGTTTATTTAGGGTGGCAAAAGCCCTTTCTAAAGTGAAAGATAAAACAAAGCGGGCTGCTATTGCAACTGAGCTTATTGGAACACAATACGAAGACCTTAAGCAGCCTATTTTAGATATGGCTGAGGGTATTGGTACAAGTGCTAAAACAAGCGGTGAATTAGAACGTAGCTTTACGAAACTTCGGGATAATAACCCGATGACACCGGTTAATGATGCCATGAGAGATTTTGAAAGCATATCTAAGGATATGGGAACCTCTCTGCTAACTGGATTAGGGCCAGCCTTTGATAAAATCAGCTCGTTCATTAACAGTAAAGAAGGTCAGGAAAAACTTATAGAGATCAAAAAAGATATTGCCGATCTTGGAGAGGAGATAGGTGATAAGTTAAACGTAGCCATTGAGTGGAGCGTCAACCATTGGGATGATTTGAAAACAGCGATTAAAGTTGTGATCCCTCCTTTAATTGGGTTGATTGGTTATTTGAAAATACTACGTCCGTTGTTAAAAGGCATAGGTACTGTCGGAAGTGATGCAGCAGGCGTAATCCGAAAGCTAATTCCAAAACGTACTCCTGAAGCTACTGCTAATACGCGAAGTGAAAGGAGGAACAGAAACAGTAATCGTAATCCCAGCACAAGAAGCAGAGAATCCAAAACTGCCACAAGTCCAACGAGTTTACCTCGTAGCGGCAGCTTAACATGTTGCTGTTGTAGTGATGGAGGTAAAAATGATCGCATTCGTAGAAGACGAGGGAAAAGAGTTTTAGGTCAACGCAGTAATCCAAACCGAATGAACCCTTCTGACAGATCAATTACTGTGTCATCTGGACAATTGGAGAGAAGACGTTCCAGTAGAACTGTAAGTACTAATCCCACCAGAGGATCAAGACCAGCAATAACCACTACGAGATCAGAGCTATACTCAGCTGGTAGAGCTGCAGGCGGTACATCGAAGTTCGGAAAAGTCTTAAGTCCTCTGAAAAGTGTTGGCAAGTTTGCAAAGGGAGTCCCTGTATTAGGAACAGCGTTAGCGGCAACAGATTTAATTGGGATGAATAAAGACAATGTTGGTGAAAAGATTGGATCAGCTGGCGGTGGCCTTGCTGGGGCGGCTACAGGAGCAGCTATTGGCAGTGTTATTCCAGGAGTGGGAACAGCCATTGGTGGAATAGTTGGTGGTATAGCAGGCACCATGGGTGGTTCAAGTTTAGGTAAAGCGTTTGATGGTTCAGAAGTAAAGAAGAAACTAAACAGTACATTATTTGATCAAAAATGGTGGTCTGAAAAATGGTCCGGCATTAAGAGTAATGCGAAGACTTCTCTCAATGGGTTAAGTGATACATGGTCTCATGTAAAAGAAAAGGTGAAGTCTACTTTATTTAATAGTGAATGGTGGTCTGAGAAGTGGTCTGGTGTTAAAAGCTGGGCACAAGACAAATGGAATAGTGCATCATCTGTTTGGGAGTCCGTAAAGGGAAAAATAAAATCCACTTTATTTAGTGAGAAGTGGTGGTCAGGAAAGTGGGAAGGCGTAAAAGGTTGGGCTCAAAGTAAATGGGACAGCGCGTCTTCTGTTTGGCAATCTGTTAAAGGAAAGCTGAAATCCACTTTATTTAGCGAGAAATGGTGGTCAGGAAAATGGGAAAGTGTAAAGAGCTGGTCAAAAAATAAATGGGACAATGCTAAATCAATATGGAAAAGTGTTAAGAGTTCCATCTCAGAAACCCTTTTTAGTAAGAAGTGGTGGTCTGAAAAGTGGCAAAATGTAAAGGAATTGGGAAGCAGTATTTTAGGCGGAGTAAAAGAAGTTGGTGGTAAAGTAGCTTCAAGTGCGAAAAAAACTGCTGGTAAAGCGTGGGGATATGTGAAGAGTGGCGTAAACTATTTATTTGGTACGGGAAAAGAAAAGCCAAAGAAACATGCTACTGGTGGTTACATTACGAAGCCAACGATTTCTTGGATTGGTGAAGCTGGTAAAGAATTTGTTATCCCTGTTGAGAATAATAAAGGGCGCGGCAAAATGCTCCTTTCTCAAGCTGCTTCAAAATTAGGGATGAGTGTAGTTGATGATATAGCGTCTGCTTCACCTGCAGGAGGTGAACCAGCAACTTCCCCGCTAATCCGTAGAGCGGCGGTGACTGCTTCTGTATCTCCTATCATTGACACATCCAGTCTTGATGAACAAGCGACTTCATTTGGTCAACAGTTCACTAAAGGCTTTGATCAAGGAATTGGAGAGAATGTTGTTTCTATGGACGCTTGGAAACAGAAAAACGTTGGCCAGCCAATGAACAATTTAATCTCTTATTCTCCGAATTATGGAAAGCAAGTGGTTAATGGCTATGCCAAAGGTCAGAACAGTACTTCAACCGGTACAGATGGCTTCTTGCAGACGAAGGTTAAAACGCCATTTCAGAACACTGTTAATAAATCTTCATCATGGGGAAGCGGAACGGTCAAAGGTTTTGCTTCTGGACAAAATAGTTCACAAACTGGTACTGATCAATACGTCAGCACTCATATTAACAAGCCGTTTATCCGATCTAAAGAATCATCAAACGGCTGGGGAAGCGGTATGATCGGGAATTTTATTTCGGGCATGACTTCTAAGGCAAGTGAAGTCCATGAAGCTGCCAAGGAACTGGCGAAAAAAGTTGAGAAGGCATTTCGTGAAGAGCTTGATATTCATTCACCTTCCCGTGTCATGATGAGTCTCGGTCGTTTTGCCTCTATAGGTATTGTAAAAGGTCTGGATTCTGTTGATGTGAAAAAGTTTGCTGAAAAACAAGCAGGTTCACTGGCTGCTGCTTATTCCGGAATGGGAGCAGTAAGCGGAAATGTGAAGCAATGGCTTATGGCTGCTATCATGGCTACAAAGACGCCGGTGAGCTGGCTCCCAGGGCTGATGACAATTGCTCAGCATGAGTCAGGCGGTAATCCGAAGGCAATCAACTTATGGGATAGTAATGCGAAAGCAGGACATCCATCTCAGGGGCTCATGCAGACAATCCCAAGTACCTTCAACGCACACAAACTGCCGGGCATGAATAATATTCTTAACCCGATACACAACGCTGCTGCTGCGATTAGCTATATCAAAAGCAGATATGGATCAATTAATAATGTACCAGGCATTAGAAGCATGAGGCACGGAGGTCCATATGTTGGCTACGCTAACGGCGGACTTATTACCAAAGAGCAGATTGCACGTGTCGGTGAAGGAAACAAAAGGGAATGGATCATTCCGGAGGAGCGAGGTATCCGTGGACGTTATTTATTAGCCCAAGCAGCTAAGGCACTCGGAATGGAAGTCACAGACCCATCTCAAAAAGGTCAAACTGAATTATCTTCCGGTCAGGTAACAGCAGCCACAACAGGCAGTCAGCAAACAATTGTTACAGCATCAGGAGGTAAAGAGGTTATTATTCAATTTAACGGCGATCAGCATTTTCACAATGACCAAGACATGAACAGCCTTGTAGCTAAGATTAAGCAGGCCCTTGTCGATGAGCTTGAACAAGATATCAACATTGGAACGAAGGGAGTCGTTGCGTTTGACTAGATCCGTTTATGAATTCTGGATTTCACAAGGGAAGGATAAGCTACGGCTTCCTGTCCTTCCTGAACAAATTGATATTTCAAACACAATTCAAAATGAATCAGTAAAAGTAGCTAGTTTTGGGGAGATCACTTTTATTGATAAACCGGGAGCGAAAGAAATTTCGTTCTCTTCTTTTTTTCCAAAGAAACACAGCCCGCTTGCAGAGTATAAGGGATTTCCTTCTCCTGAAAATGCTATTGCAAAGATCGAGAAATGGGTGAAATCTAAAAAGCCGGTTCAATTCTTAATTACTGGAACGAAAATTAATTTAACTTGCAGTATCGAGGTTTTTTCTTATAGCGAGGGCCAAAAAGATATAGGTGATCGTGATTATGAAATAAAGCTGAAGGAATACAAAACTGCTTCGCCGCGGAAGATCAAGCAGAAGAAAAAGACGAAGAAGAAACGTCCGTCTAAATCAGCCCCTAAAACATACACCGTTAAGAAAGGCGATACACTGTGGGACCTTGCCGGCAAATTTTATGGAGACAGTACAAAATGGCGCAAGATCTGGAACGTCAATAAAAAGGCTATGATCAAACGAAGCAAACGGAATATAAGACAGCCAGGGCACTGGATCTTTCCTGGTCAAAAATTAAAGATACCGCAGTAAGCAGGTGATGACATGATAGAACTTTTCGTCATTAAAGAAACGGAATGGCTTGAGCTGGTAACTGAAAGTGTTTCTCTTGAGGGACAACGGTATCAGGCACCCCGATCGATCACAGCAAAGATCATAACGAAACAAGGAACCCATTCATATTACAGCGTATCAGAAGGGGATACGGTTCTGTTTAAGTGGAAAGGGAAAGAGCTGTTTCGAGGTATTGTGTTTTCTCGCAATCCGGAAGAACATGGGCTGACCTTTACGGCTTATGACATGCTGCAATATCTGGTTAAGAACAAAGATGTTTATATGTTCTCCAATAAGCGTGCAGACGAGATTATTAAGCGCCTGGCAAGAGATTTTCAAATCCCAACGACATCCATAGCAAATACGGGTTACACCATTAAATCATTAGTGTTTAAAGATGATACGAGCCTTTATGACATGATTTTGAAAGCCTTGAAACAAACGAAAAGCCAAACCGGAAGGAATTATCAATTATATTCTGCAAAGGGGAAGCTTGGCCTTCGTGCTTGGCCTGATCCGTCAGAAGTATGGGTGCTGGAGACGGGTGTGAACATCATCGGCTATCAATACAGCACTTCAATTAATGACACGGCCACAAAAGTAAAGCTGCGGCGTCAGAAAGACAATAAAACATACACGGCTACCGCAAGCGACAACTCAGGCATCAGTAAATATGGTGTGCTTCAGTATGTCGAAACGGTTTCCGATAACATTAACCAGGCGCAGCTTCAGGAGCGTGCGAAAGTCAAACAGGCACAGAAAAAAGGCGTCAAAAAAGAACTCAAAAGTATTCAAGCGATTGGGATTCCGGATCTTCAAAGTGGTTTGCCCGTCTATATTTCAATTCCGGAAGTTGGGGTTAGGAAGACGTACTGGATCGATACAGATAAACACGAATTTAAAGGATCGACACACACGATGACCATTGATGTGGTGGAGAAAAATTCTATCCCTGATGGTGTTTCCTCATGAGATTAAGTGAAGCAATCAAACATTTGGCTGTCGGTGCAGTTGATTCTGAGTCACCGGTGGATATTATGCCGGCTGAAGTGGTTTCCGTTTCTCCGGTTGAAATTAAACTCAATGAAAATGAAAAGCTAATTATTCCGTCTGATTTGATTATTATTCCTAAACGGCTGCGCGGTGGAGGAGATGAAGAACTAAAGATGGGTGAGAATGTGATGGTTGTCTCCTTAAAAGGCGGACAATCTTTTTTTATTCTCGACAAAATATAGGAGGTGTTTGGAATGGCTTTGTCTCCGGAAATCGATTTTGAGGATATAGAAGATGACAGCGAAGTCATAGAGACCTCGCAAACCTACAAAATAGATTTTGAAAATGGCCGTATCACAAATGAAATCATTACAGGCCTTGAAGCGATCAAGCAGTTTGTATATTTGTCTCTCCATACTGAGCGATACGCATATTCTGTTTACAGTCATGACATTGGAAATGAGCTTCAAGACGTGCTGGCAGATAACGAAACAACAGACGCATATAAGAAAATGGAGATCCCTCGGCTGATAGAGGAAGCACTGATCTATGACGACCGAATTTTTGCTGTTACAGATTTTGAAATAGAAAAACAAGGCGAATCGTTCCGTGTCTCCTTTACAGTCGAGACTGACGAAGGAACATTGGAGATCAAGGAGGTGCTTGGCGAAGATGTTTGAAGATCAAACCTTTGAAGTGATTATGGACCGTATGTTAAACAGCATTTCAGCGGACATTGATACAAGGGAAGGAAGCGTGATTTATAACGCGTTAGCTCCTGCAGCCTCAGAATTGGCCAAGTCTTATATTTGGCTCGATACTGTGCTGGAACTTGTCTTCTCGGACACAGCACAAGGAGAATTTTTAGATCGTCGGGCTACTGAAGCCGGCATCGAGCGAACGGCTGCCACGAAAGCAGTCCGGGCAGCGGAGTTTACTGAAGGAGTAACCATTCCAGTGGGTTCCCGCTTTTTTGTAGATAACCTGTATTTCCAATACACAGCTGACGGGACGTTGGAATGTGAAACAGCGGGGGAAGCGGGGAACGCAAATATTTCCGGCCAGAATCTATTGTCATTAGACACCATACCAGGACTCCAAAAAGCGATCGTGAAAGAGATTCTGATCCCTGGTCGAGAAGAGGAGGATGATGACAGTTTAAGAGCTAGATATTTTACCCGCGTGCGTCGGGAAGCTGTCAGTGCCAATAAAGCTCACTATAAACAATGGGCTGAAGAAGTAGACGGAGTAGGGAAGGTAAAGGTCTTTCCGCTTTGGAACGGGGACGGTACAGTCAAAATTGTCGTGACCAATGCTAACTTGGAACCTGCTTCCGATATTTTAATATCAAAGGTGAAAAACTATATTGATCCTGAACCCGGACAAGGTGAGGGACAAGCGCCAATAGGTGCCTTTGTCACGGTGGAGAGTGCGGTTTGGAAAGAGGTTGAGATTTCAGCCGAGGTACTTCCCGAGATCAATAACTCTATCGATCAGGTAAAGCAAGAAATCAAATCAGGTGTTTTAAATCTTTTTAAAAAGATTGCTTTTGAAGATAACGTCATCCGTTTATCGCAGATTAATAATATCGTCTACAATTCACCTTCAGTAAGTGATTACGCAGATATTAAAATCAATGGCGTAGCCGAAAATTTGGTTCTGAGTGACGTCGAAATCCCTAAATTGGGGCAGGTGAACATCATTGAGCAAACTCGATGAAATGGCTGCTTACCTGCCGCCGTTCCTTATCAAGTTAAAGGAAATGGCTGAACTTCTTAAAGCGGAAGCTCCGGAATTTGAGAAGCAAAATAACAGCATCTTTGATCTGACAGATCAGCTGTTTGTTACTACAGCAACCTGGGGGCTTGAACGATGGGAAAAGATTTTGAACGTACCGCGGGAATCAGGTGACACCGATGAGATCCGCCGATTGCGCATAATCTCTAAAATGTCCAATATACCGCCGGCAACATATAAGGCTATTGAACAGGCATTAAATCGGTTCCTGAAAAATCCGTCTGCTCAGGTCAGGCTACTTCAAGGACAGTACCGTTTTAATGTTGATATTGATATAGATGATATGCAGCATATGAGCGAGCTCATAGAAACATTGGAGAATATGAAGCCAGCTCATTTGGCATATACATTGCGAGCTGCTTTGAATGAGCCACTCAAGATAAAAGATACTGTCATTCTGAATAACAGAAGGTATCGAAAAACAAGTGAGCTAAAGGTAGGTTATTCCGTCACTCTCAATAATAACGAGGTGGTCCTTGTATGATTACACAGTTTTATAGAGAGCGAACAGCTGCAGATTTGAAAAATAGAATATCGAAAGTGCTGCTGAATGGAAATGAAACAAAAATTGTGGAAGTCACTATTCAGGGGGCCGTTGTCACGGTGCTTACTCATCGAGAAGAAGATATCAAACACATTGAGAGTGTGCAGATCCTTGATGAGCGAAACAACGTGATTACGGGAAGAACAACAGATTTAGACGTCAGTAATAATAGAACGCTTGATTTTAGGATTACTTTTGAGGTGGTGTAACAAATGGCATATGAAGCAAAAACAGACTGGCTGCCAGATGATCCTATTAATGAGGATGATGTGAGCCGTTGGGAGAAAGGTATTCAAGACGCGCATAAAGATTTAGATGTACATAAAAATGACATGAACAACCCTCACAATACAACAAAGGCGCAAATCGGGCTAGGGAACGTTGATAATGTACAGCAAGCTTCGAAAAAAGAATTTGAAGAGCATATTAATGATACACAACGGCACATAACACCAGTAGAGCGGGAGAATTGGAATGCAAAAGAAACAACTGCCGGAGCTCAGGAAAAAGCTGATAAGGCTTTATCGGATGCGAAATATTACGTAGATACCAACTACAAAAATAACAATCTGACATTAATTACTGGTGACAATGCTATTCAAGATGCTAGAAAGGGAGGGGAAGAATATCCTTTAGGACTGACCTTAATGGACATTGGTCAGGGCAATACTACAGGGTACCCTTTGAGTTATGGCATTGTCAAAAATGAAAAATATAATAATTACCGATTTACGCAATACTTTTATGGGACAGGAAATGAGTCTGGGACTTACTACTACAGTACAGGAGTTTGGATTAGGCACTGGTGGAGTGGTTCAGGCTGGACAAAATGGGAGAAAATATCGGGTTTTGCTCATGCAAATGTGGGAACTACAGGCATTCAATACTTAAAAAAAGTTGACCATACTAAAATAGCTTTCAATAGAATAATCAAGGACAGTCACAATGCTTTTGACATTAAAAATAACAGGTTTATTGCACCGAATGATGGAATGTATTTGGTTGGTTCAGGAATTTATGTGATAAACTCTCCTTCTTATATTAACCTTCATTTAAAAGTTTATTTAAATGGAAAAAAATACAAAACGCTACATCATATTCGAGGGTATTATGAAAATAGAGATAATGAAATGTACCTCGGTTTAAATGGTAATGCAACTGTCCCAATGAACAAAGGTGATTACTTAGAAATCTGGTGTTATTGTAATTACGTAGGAAATGGTCAAAGGGGCGTGGACGATAAGGATGGATCGTTTAACTTTATTGACATACAGGAATTAGGCGGGAGAAATTATCCAAGATTTTAGGAGGTAACGATGAATATAGGTGAAGCTATTCTTTTTAAATACCCAACAGCTGATCCCACAAAGGATTTTATTGTCCAGAATAATGGTGACGGAACTCCCTCATATATAGCAGAGTGGAATATTAGGGCACCTATACCAACGGAAGCAGAGTTAAAAACTTGGTGGGAAGAGCTTCAGAGTACATCTGCATATGAACCACCAGTTCAAGTGGATCTACTTGCAAGAGAGTTATCTCAGGAGAAGCTAGCCCGTAAACAGTTTGAAGAATTAAACCAAACTTTGGGAAGCGAGCTCTCAAAAATAAAGTTGCAACTGCTTACTCTACAAGGAGGGAAAGATTCATGAATTATTGGATTTGGGCTTTACATTATGACTGGGCTACTCCTGAAATGGTGAAACAGGCAATTCATTATAAAGATTGCTCGCCTGAGGATTTACAAAAAGGGGTAGAGAAAAAACTCATTACAGCTGAACAGTATAAAGAGATCACAGGAGAAGCCATTTAGGGCTTTTTTATTTTTCCTTAAAGGAGGTGGTTCCGTTGTAAACCCATGCTCACCACTAATGATCTACAATAGCAAGGAGGATTTATAATGGCATCATATAGTTTTCAATTTTCAACAGATGCAACTGGTAAGCCGGGGGCAGCCAAGCCATACAGAGAAGGAAACAGAGATTTTGTTGTGCCGGTAGCTTCAATCTCCGGTAATTCAGAGCTGCTGACGAACGCAGTTTTAAAAGCCACTGAAGTCTACACGCAATATGGACAAGATCGATTAGGTCAGGTTTTAATTTCAAAAGTAAAAGGTCACGCTTATTCTGATCGTGAAGGAACCTTATTCATCGAAGAAAGTAATGATATGAATACATGGACCACTGTCTCTTCATTGGTAGTTAAAGCAAATACGCTTGGCGAGACTGAATGGATTCATTTAACTAAACGCTATTTCCGTTTCAGATACGCAAATGGTAACCTGCAGCAATCTGAATTTTTACTATACCAGTCACTGGGCGCAGGTGAAGAGGATATAAACATTAACCACACTGTTCCTATTACAGCAGTTGCTCCGTTGTCAGTCCAGTTAGATAAAAACGGTTTAACTAATGATGGTCGTTTAAAAGTTCAAACTGAAGGCTTGAACCTTAGCTCATTAGACACTCAAGCAAAAACAATGGATATTGTCTTTCACGATAAAACAGAAACCATAGGTGAGGGTAACCCATTCACCGTTGGATCATTCAAAACGTTACTCATTGAGGTTTATGGGACGGCTGAGACAAGTGAATTGAAGTTCTGGGGTAAATCCTTATCGGGAACAAAAAGAGCCCTTAGAGGGCAGAAAGTAGATGACGGAACATTTGCCACTAGCACCAAAGGGAAATCAGAAGCTTGGTCTTTTAGCATTACTGGCTTTAAAGAAATTGTTATGGAGCTTACAGCTTTAACAAATGGAAACTTTTCAGTTAGAGGGACGGCCGTCTCATAAGATCCGGCTGTCCTTTTTTATTTGCCTCGGAGGAGGTGATTAGAATGGAGGAGACAAGTTTGTTTATCAATTTTGAAACATTAGATTTAGCAAGAGTATATTTATTTGGAGGGGTGAAGTACCTTGATTTACTTCTAGTACTTAGCATAATTGACGTTTTAACAGGAGTAATCAAGGCATGGAAATTCAAAAAACTGCGAAGCCGAAGCGCATGGTTTGGCTATGTCCGCAAGCTACTCAATTTCTTTGCGGTCATTTTAGCAAACGTGATTGATACAGTACTCAATTTGAACGGTGTCTTAACCTTTGGTACCGTTCTTTTTTATATCGCTAATGAAGGTTTGTCAATAACTGAAAACTTAGCACAGATTGGTGTTAAAATACCATCATCAATAACAGATCGATTACAAACAATTGAGAACGAAAAAGAACAGAGTAAGAATAACGCAGACAAAGCTGCTGGCTAAGCCAGTGGCTTTTTTTATTACACAGACGGAGGGAGAGAGGATATATGGCCATTAAAGTTGTAAAGAATCTAGTCTCCAAATCAAAGTATGGATTGAAATGTCCAAACCCCATGACGGCGGAATACATTACCATCCATAACACTGCGAATGATGCTTCAGCAGCCAATGAGATTTCTTACATGAAGAATAACTCTAGCTCAACGAGTTTTCACTTTGCAGTAGACGATAAACAGGTCATTCAAGGCATTCCAACAAATCGTAACGCTTGGCACACAGGAGATGGAACAAACGGTACAGGGAATCGCAAGTCGATTGGTGTCGAAATTTGTTATAGCAAGTCAGGAGGGGTACGATATAAGGCAGCGGAAAAGCTTGCTATTAAGTTTGTGGCGCAGCTACTTAAAGAACGCGGCTGGGGCATTGATCGTGTCCGCAAGCATCAAGACTGGAACGGTAAGTATTGCCCGCACCGTATTTTGTCAGAGGGAAGATGGAATCAAGTTAAGGCTGCCATTGAAAAAGAATTAAAGGCGCTAGGTGGGAAAACAAACTCAAGCAAAGCAAGTGTAGCTAAAAAGAAAACAACAAACACAAGCAGCAAAAAAACGTCATATGCGCTACCATCCGGTATTTTTAAAGTGAAGAGCCCAATGATGAGAGGGGAAAAGGTAACACAAATTCAAAAAGCACTGGCTGCGCTATACTTTTACCCGGATAAAGGAGCAAAAAACAACGGCATTGACGGCGTGTATGGTCCGAAAACAGCAGATGCAATTAGACGATTCCAGTCTATGTACGGGCTTACTCAAGACGGTATTTACGGACCAAAAACGAAAGCGAAACTTGAAGCTCTCTTGAAGTAAATAAATAGTCTCCTTGAGTATCTTTCTCAAGGAGATACTTATGTTTATTTTGTTACAGATAGTTCAAAATTATTCTAATATTTGAGTAAAAAGTATTATTTTTCTAGTCTGAACATAATGTTATCATTTACATGTAAATAATTTAAAAGAAAGGGATTAATTTCATGTTTAAGAAATTACTTTTAGCAACATCTGCATTAACATTCTCTTTATCATTAGTTCTTCCGTTGGATGGACATGCCAAAGCTCAAGAGGTAACATTACAGGCACAGCAGGAAGTCACTTATCAAACTCCCGTTAAACTATCCGAATTACCAACTAATACAACTGAACAATCTGGTGAATTTCACACAAATGGTATTAAAAAATGGATTGCTAAAGAAGCAATGAAGGCAACAGCCAGTGCGCTTCGACATGGTGGGAGAATTGTTGGTGAGGTAGTCGATGAGTTAGGTGGATCAGCAGGAAAAACATTCGCAAAACATACTGATGATGTAGCAGATGCTTTGGACGAGTTAGTTAAACGAGGTGACGTTGTGGAGGACGCAATTATTGACACGGTTTCCTCATATCTAATTGATGCTGGTGTAAAATCTTCTACAGCTAGAACTATTGCAAGTGTATTTACTTTCTTAGCTTTTTAA